TAGGAAGACAACCCCGCCGCCGCGTTGGTGACGTTCCCCACCGCGCCGACAAACAACTTCGCCCACTTGTTGCTCCAGCCGCTGGCCCCGATGTTGAACCGCCAGCAGTCCTCGACGCAAATCAAGGCGTTGACCGGTGTCGGAGCCGTACCGATGAATGCGTAGAGAGGCGCCACGCTATCAGGCGCCGCAATGAAGGTACATTTCTTAAACAGGATGATGCCCGCGCAGGAATTGGCGTCATACGATCGCACCGCCCCCTGGGTATTGTCCTCGCTGTAGATGTACGTGCGGCAGTTGCGGAACAGGGTCTCGGCGCAGGTCGTGCTGCCGTCGCCGTTGAGCATGATGTTGCACCGGGTCGCCCCGGTCGTCTTGGTCGTCCGCACCCCGAAGGAACAATCCTCGAAATGATTGTCGCTGCCGGTCAGCCACAAGTCCCGCAAGTGCACACCGGCCACGTATCCCGCGTTGACGAAATAGCAGTTGTGGAAATAATTCCGCTGGCCGGATACCTTCACGGCCGACAGGGCCGTGGCATCCGCCCCCCAGTTGGCGAACTGGACGTTATAAAAGCGGTTGTTGTGCCCCTGCACGTCCACGATGTAGGCCAGGCCCGTGGCCGCGGCCGCGTTGGCGATACGCGCCCTCATCCCAAAATGTGTGGGGGCGCACACGCCGAACACTGTGATCCCGCACTTGGTCCAATCGATGGCGGCGCTTTCATACACCGAGGTGGACGCCGACGTGCCCGTGTCGGGGCTGAGGATGCAAATGCCGTCCCCGGCGGCCGTGGTGCACAACGCGTACGCCTTGCTCAACGTTTTGAGCGGCTTGCCGATCGACGTGCCCTTGTTGCTGTCGCTGCCGCTCGCGCCGTTGACGAAAAACCATTTCCCCGAAATGGCGGGCATGGCGCCCGGCAGGGGAATCCCGAAACTCGTCAATCCATTCGGAAAGTTCGTGTAACCCATGATCAGCCACCTTTCAAGAAGGCAGGGAGCGGGGCAAACCGCCCCGCCCCCCAGCTAATACCCTTACGCTCCGGGCGATCCGTAGATGCCCTTGGGATTCGTCCAGCCGAACGCGCACCGGAAGATCGCCTTGAACTTGGCGTTGTCCGTGTCGAAGTCGTTGTCGGTGGAGAAGGTGTCCCCCATCCGCTCGATGTACTTCAGACCGTTCGGGATGTTGGTGATGACGAACCAGGCGTCGCTGTCCGTCAGAAAATGGTTGACGAACGCCCCTTCCGGAATCACCCCCGCCGCCCGCACCGCGTTGATGTCGTTGTTGGCGGTGCCCGGTTCCTGCACCGTCTTCAGAATCCGGTCAGCCTCGAACTTCAGAGCGGGCGGGATGATCAGACGCCGCGGCTGCGCGGAAATCTTGTTCCCCCGGTCGTCCGTCCAACCCGCGATGTCGATCCACATCTGCTCCAACGCGTCGTTGCTCAGATCCAAGCCGTTGTCCGGCTCGTTGGCGTAGGTGCCGCCCGCGCCCCCCGCGTTGAGATGGACTTCGGAACACAGTTCCAACCCGTCCGCGCCCGTGTAGTTGCTGTCGAAGGCCCGGTTGAGCACGTTGGCCCCCAAAATCTCCTTCGTCTGGCGCATGCTGAACGCCAAGGCGCGCGCCCGGTTCTTGGCCGGACGCCGGTACTGGTCGTCATCCACCATGTTGCGGGTGATGATGAAGCCCAGCCCGTAGTCCACGATGGTGTAATCCTTGACGAAGCCCTGCTGCGCCGTGTCGTAATGGACGCCCTGGCCCTCGCCCACCTGCGCGGCCAGACCGAAGCCCGTCACCCCCACGTCCCGCACGAACGCCTGGTCCGTGGTCTCCTTCTCGAAGATGCGGGTGTACTCGATGGGATGCTGCTTATACTCATCCCCGAAGTGCTTGTTGATCCCCGGCCACAAGTCCAGGGCGAAATTCCCTCTCGTGATCACTCCCATGATTTATACCCCCCGGGCGGATCCCCCCGATCCGCCCAACCCCCTGTTATTCAGATTAGATCCCCACGGTTCCCGTGCCGCCCTTGAACACATGGTTATTGATGATGACCAGCACCTTGTTGTCCGCCGCCGCCGGCGTGTTATCGGGACGCTGCGGAAATCCGATGATCTTCAACTGGTACGTGGCGTTGTTCGCGACCGTGCCATCCACTTCCTGGCCGGAAGTCCCCAGGCAAGACGCCTGCGCCGTGGTCTGCACCATGTTGGCGTTCAATCCCACACTCGCCACGGCCACCGCCTCGTCCGCCTGCGCCTCCAGGATGACATCCGGATCGGTGCACACCAGCACGTACCCGGATGTCGCTCCCGGCATGTAGGTATTCTTCAGGTTCTCGATGGAAGACGGCTCGATGCCCACCACGACTCCCGCGATGGCGTAGGTGTCCCCGGCCGTCGCGATCACCACGCCGGGATTGCCCTGCGTGTCCGCCGTTCCAGAAAACGTAACCAGGTCCCCGATATTCAGATTCAAACCCGTTCCCGCCGCGTGATGGCACCGCTGCAATTGCGCGTTCCACGGGTTCCCCGTCAGGGTCCCCACCGGGCGGAATCCATTCACTCGATCCACATTCGCCATGATTGTTCGCTCCTCATTCCGAAATTACATTTCACCTAATGTAATTTCACCGCTACCGATTGATGGTGATCCCTCCGTACCGGCCTTCCACCCGGTCGGCCGATTCGTTGATCATGCCCTTCTCCAGGGCGTCCAATTTGTCCCATTTCTTCTTCTGGTCCTGCATGTACAACTCTTCGGGGATTTCCATGAGATAGGCGTGCGTGCCCTCGCCCACCGAGCGCCGCACCGCGCTGCCCATCTGCGACGCCCGGCCCGCTTCCCCGTCCGCCGACGTCGTGGCCCCCTCGACAAACCGCCATCCGGCGTCCAGAAACATCTGGACGCGCGCCCCGTCCTTCACGTCGTTCACCACCCGCCGCCGGTATCCCTCCCGCTTCCCGAACTTCAACGGGTCACGGGTTGCGATGGGGGTCCGGTGCGGACGCGCCGCGTTGCCTTGCGGCACAACCTTGCCGCGCAAGCCGTCCAGTTCCTTGTCGATTTCCCGGATGCGGTCCACGTCTTCCTGTCCGAGCGCCTGCTTGCGCTCCTCCACCAGACGCACTTCCTGAGCATCGCCCAGTTGCACCTGGCTGTACGGGCTGGCTTCCTCTTCCTTCACCTTCCCGTACTCGATGATCTTCTTGAGGCGTTCCACCTCGGCCCGCAACGCCTCGGCTTCATTGGCCGGTACGGCTGCCGCCGCTACCGCCTCCACCGCTTCGCTCACGGGCTTGCGCTTCTTGGGTTCTTCCGGCGTCTGCGCCAAACTCTGCATTTTCGTCTCGATCACGATAAACCTCCCGCTTCCACCAGCGAGTCCACGTATTCCTGGTTGCTCTTGAACGTCCCGTCCCGCACGTAATCCCGGCAGATCTTCTTCTGCCGCTCCGTCAGATCGTTGTACGTGAACCGGCTCTTGCGGCCCGAACCGGATGGCCGCCCGGTCCCCACGTCGGCGTTCATCGCCGTGGAAGCGTTGCGGTCTTCATCCCCGCCCTTCGCGGCCTTGCCGTCGAACTTCTTCGCCACCTTCCCGGAAATGATCTCCAGGATTTCGTCCAGGGGCTTCGTGTACTCCCCGTTTTTCTGGAACATGGCGAACAACCCCTCGGCGTAAATCGTCTTGTCCTCGTCCTGGCCGAACCAGGGATTGTCCGATTGCCATTCCTGGAAGATGGCGCGGTCTTCTTCCTCCGCCGCGGGCGGGGATTCGGTTTTCTTCCCCCCCGATTTCAATTCAAACAACCGGTCCTGCAATTCCTTGGCCCGGGTGGTGTCCCCCTCCTCCACCGCCTCGTGCCACTGCGCCTCCAGTTGTTTCAAAATGTCCTTTTGCTGCTCCTTCGTGGACTGCTCGTAATGGCCCTTGATCTCCTTGATCGCCTTGTTGAGCGTGTCGATCTTCCGCTCCTGCGTCGAGATGTGCTTCTTCAGGCTCTTCGTCACTTCCCGCTCGGCCTGCACAAACTCGGCGTAGTCCACGAATTTTTCCGGGTCGCCCTTGTACTCCTCTTGCGGCACCCAACCCCATTGCATGGCCAGATCCCGCACCGACGGCACGTTACCGGGCTGCTCCGGATCCTTCACCGGCGTTTCCGCGTTATATACCGCTTCACCCATCTCTCACCTCTCGATCTTGGCGATAATGTCCTCGTCGTTCAGCAGCCGGTACTCGGTCTTGGTCTCTTCGTCCTCGACCTCGAAGCCGCCGTACTTGGCAAAGATCACCGTATCGCCCACGTCCGCCCAAGGCCGCCCGTCGTCAAACGCCTTCCAGGCGTTCGGACCCGCGGCCACCAATTCCCCCCGGATCGACGCCGCCTGCTGCCGCTCCCGCGTATGCTCCGGCACGTACAATCCGCCCCGCGTTTTCTCTTCCACCCTCTCCGGTCTCACCAACACACGATGCCCCGCCGGGATGAATCTCATGACCCCATCTCCCCCTTTGTCTGTTTGTTGCATTCATCTGAATATGGGTAGCCAAACTACCCATCGGTTTCCTTTATGGCCAATTCCAGCCCGATCCCCAGCGCCGCCTCGACCCCCTCAACGTAGCCCACCGACCGCGCCGTCAACGCCAGCGTCCGCTCCGCCCGGTCCGGGTCCAGGCTGTCCCCCCGGCCCAACGCCGCCCGGCGGTTCTGGACCAGGCCCTCCAGGATTCGCTGGTACTCCCGCGTCACCGGGTGCGCCAGCCACGCCTGCCAATGCTCCGGCAACAGGTCCGGACGGGGTGCCATCATTGCCTTTCGCCTCCTCCAACTGGTTCAATAAATCGAGAATCCTCTCGGTCTGCATCAACTGATTGCGGTACTCATCGATCTGCGTCCCCGCCTCCGCCGCCTCGGCATCGGCAATCGCCTTGAGCGAACGCGCCCGCATCTCCATGATCCGCGTCTTGCTCTCCGCCAAGTCCATCGCCATCCGGTGCTCTTCCATCGTCACCCGCTTGTTCTCGAGCTCGAGCTTCGCCTTCTCGATCTCGATCTTCGGGTCGATGGGCGGCGGCGCATCCTCCGGCGGCAGAATCTTCTCGATGTTCTCGATGTTCGCCGCCTCCAAGTACCGCCGCTTCAACTCGGTGTCGTTCAATCCCGTGCCGATCAACTTCGCGCCCAACTCCGCCTTCATCATCCGCTGCACGTTCGTCACGCTCTGCGGATCGCTGACCGGGATCACGTCGATCATCCCGTCCTCGTCCAGATCACCCGGAATGATGTCCTCGTAAAACCCGTTGGCCCGCTCGAACTTCGAAAAATCCTGCTGGTTCTTTACGATCAAACGCCTGATCTTGGCGAACTCCGCCTTCAGCGCGCGGTGCAGACGGGCGTAAATCGCGCTGAACTGCTGGAGCCCCTGCTCGATCAGAGCCACCGTCGTCGTCGGACTGGCGTTCGCCCCCGGCGACGACCCCATCAACACTTCCGTGATGTTCGCCAACTTCTCCGACGACCCGATCATCAACTCCAAGGCGTTGAACAACACCGGCGCGGGGCCTTGCGACCGCCGCTCCCACAGCACCTTGTTGATGTCATCCCCCCCCGCGATCTGCAACGGCTTGTACTCGCCCAACTTGAACTCGATCTGCCGCCGCCGGCCGCCGTCGAAATCCACCGCCCCGGCCCGGTAAAAACCACCCCCGGCGTTCTGCAGCGTCCCCGCGTCGATCACCTGGTTGATCAAGGCGTTTATCGTGCGGTTGGAATGCCCCAAGAGCAGCCCGTAACCGATGGCGTACACCGAATCGCAGGGAATGAAGGGAAACCACGTGAAATATTCCAGCGGTTGGATGCGGATCAAACGGCCCTTCTCCCCCATCTCGATGCCGTTCTCGTCGTACCGCGCCTTGATGCGCAACACCTTGTGGGATTCCGTCTCGATGGTGACGATGTACGGCTCTTCATACCCGTCCCCGTCCAAATCCAACCACCGGTGCTGTTCCAAAATCGTGTACGGCCGGTTCTCGTCGCCAGGATCCTGCTGATCCGTATTATCCGGATCCCCCAACTCCACATCCAAAAACGCCCCCGAACGTATCAACTCAACGATTTCATTGAAAAACAACTCGTACACGTGCGTGATCCGCGGCGCCCGGCTCAAATCCCGGCAGGCATAATGCACCACCAGGTCTTCCGCCTTCACCCAGTCGCTCACCACCTTGTTCAATCGCGGATTGAACCACGTCTTCTTGAAGGCCGTCCCCACGATGGCATAGTCGAGCAAGAGAATGTCCATCTCGCTCTCCCAACTATCCATCTTTTCGAGGATGTAATACGACATCGCCTCCCCGCAACGCTGCGCCCGGGCCGCCTTCTCCCCCATCGGGTCGTCCCCGATCACCTTCCCCTTCACCACCTGCCGGTCCTTGATCAGGTTGGGATACGCCCGGCTGTGAAAATTGAGCGCCGCCTGCGCCACCATCGGATAAATCACGTTGGATGCGTTCGCCCAGGGAAACGTCTTGGCCCGCGCAATCAACTTGAAGAGATTGCGCGCCTCCTCCGCCTGCCGCTCCCAATCCGACCGGCTCTGCTTGTCGATGTCGTACTCGCGCCACACCGTCTCACCGATCCGGTTGAGATCATCCTCTTCCAGATCCTCGGCCAGGTTCGCCCGGCCGATGGCGGACACCAGATCCCACTTGCGCCGCTCATGGATCTCCTCGCGCCGCTGCTTGGTGATCAGCTCGCCGTTGATGGGTTTGGCTATGTAGGTTGGTTGTCCCGTTTCCCCCGAAACCAGAACCATGCGTCCCCCCGCTTGAATGCCCCTCAATACCCCGTCACCGGATCGTAGCCCCCCAAGGCCCGCCGGTCATCGTGCTCGTGAAAGTAATCGTAGTAATCGTTCCTCGGTATCTTCGGACCCACCGGATACGCAAACGTCAACGCCAGCGCCTCGGCACAGTCTGGACTCGCCAATCCCCGCGACTTCATGTCCTTCTTGCGCTCCAACTGGATGGCGTTCGCGCTCGTATACCCGTAAGTTGGCCCGATCAAGTCGTCCCGCAATTCCTCGTCCTCCGGCAGACAGCCCGTCTCCAGCCACGCCCGCATGTTCCCCCACATCTCCGCCCGCAGATTCGCCCAATGCTGCTTGTCCGACGCCGAACGCCCCGCGTTCACCCGGATGATCGGCCGTTGCAGCGCGTCCAACTGGTCGCAGCAACTCACCCCC